CGCGGCAATTGTTCCACGTGGAACAATTCCGCCTATCCTCAACTCCGCTCTCGCCCAAGTCGCGCTCGATAAACTGAAACCCCACCCAAGCAATCCCCGGCAGGGAGACGTGGGGGCAATCCACGAGAGCATCACGGCGAACGGATTCTACGGCGCTCTGGTGGTGCAGAAGTCGACCGGCTACATCCTCGCGGGCAATCACCGGTGGAAGGCGGCGAAGGAAGCGGGGCTTAAAAAACTCCCCGTCTTTTTCGTGGACGTGGACGACGACCGTGCCATCCGTATTCTGCTCGCCGATAACCGAACGAATGACCTCGCGGCCTATGACGAGCCAGCGCTTGCCGCTCTGCTCAAAGGCATTCTCGCGGAGACCGACTCGCTCGTTGGAACGGGCTATGACACGGACGCCTTGGATGCGCTCCTACGAGACTGTGAACTGGGCGGCCTCGTGCAGGAGGATGAGCCGCCGCCGCTTGCGCAGACTGCCCGCTCGAAGCGCGGAGAGGTTTACGCGCTCGGTGCGCACCGCCTCATGTGCGGCGATGCCACGAGCGCCGAGGATGTCGGGGCGCTCATGGCGGGCGAGAAGGCGGACATGGTTTTCACCGACCCGCCGTATGGAATGAATCTCGATACCGACTACTCAAAGATAATGGGACGCGGAAATAAGTATGCCAAAGTGATTGGTGATGATGTGGAGTGGATATTTAATACAGCCGACCATTTTAATTGTTCTGAACAAATTTGGTGGGGAGCTGATTATTATAGGCGGACGTTGCCCCAGTTTGGGAGTTGGTATGTTTGGGATAAACAAATCAGCGACCACGATGGGGCGAGTCACACAGGAAGTTTATTCGAAATGGCTTGGAGTAAAACAGTCCACAAAAGGGAAATCATAAAAGTCCCGCACTTTTCATTCTATGGAATGGACACGAAAAAAAGATTGCACCCGACGCAAAAGCCAGTGAAACTATGTTGTTGGTTTTTGGATAAGCTTAGCAAAACTGGTGCATTGGTCGCTGATATATTCGGCGGCTCTGGTTCCACGCTAATCGCTTGCGAACAACTCATGCGTCGATGCCGCATGATGGAGATTGACCCGCTCTACTGCGACGTGATACGGAAGCGCTGGAAGATCAAGAACGATGGCGAGGAGGCGGGATGGGAAAAGGCAACGCCACTGGTTCACAAACAGCGCGAGGCCGCATGAGAAAGTCCACCGCGCCCGCGCCGAAACAAACGAAGGGTCTCTACCGCCCGGAATTCTGTCAGCGCCTCATAGAGCATATGGCGCTCGGCCATTCGTTCCTCGCCTTCGGAGGGAGCGTCCGCGTTACGCGAAAGACGCTCTACAACTGGATGGAGGCGCACGCTGAATTCAAAGAGGCCCACGAGATAGCAATTCTTGCTTGCCAGAACACTCTAGAGACCATTGGTCTCAAGGGGATGATTGGCGGCATCCGCGGCTTCAACCCGACGCCGTGGATTTTCATGCTCAAAAACATCTGCGGCTGGCGCGACGTGCAACAGCACGAGCATGTCGGCGAGATTGCGGTCAACACTCTACAAGCGGCCTTCGCCAAGGTAGCGGCCAAGGCGTCCACGGTATCAGAAATTGAACAAGCGACACAGGCGGCATACGATGCAGGCAACGGCAAGGGCAACGGAAGCGGCCTCGTTCACTGAGGCCCAGATTGGACGCGAGGCTTGGCGGCTCTTGCCGCACACGCACGCCGTCATAGCGTCCGGGGGCGCGTGGAAATCCTATCGGCATCTCAAGCACCTTGGCCGCGTCTGCGCCTCGACCATCGCGTCGGGCGGGCGTCTACTCGTAACTCTCCCGCCGCGTCACGGTAAATCGGAATTCGTTTCACACCGTCTCCCCGCTTGGTATCTCGATTTGTTCCCGGACCGCAAGATAATTCTTGCGGGCTACAGCGATGACTTCGCCAGAGAGTGGGGTCGCAAGGTGCGCGATTCCATAACAGGATTTGAAGGCTCGCTTTCACGCATCCGACAGGACACGTCGAGCGCGTCATTCTGGGAGACGACGAAGGGCGGGGGCATGATTGCCGTCGGCGTCGGTGGCGCCATCACAGGGCGCGGCGGGCATATCCTCATCGTGGACGACCCGATAAAGAACTTCGAGGAAGCCCGCTCGGAGGTTTACCGGCGCCGCGTCCGCGAGTGGTTCGAGAGCGTGTTGCTCTCCCGCGCTCATCAGGGAGCGGCTATCATCGTGCTGATGACGCGCTGGCACCCGGAAGACTTAGCGGGATACCTCAAGGGAAAGGGCGGATGGACGCATGTCAACCTGCCCGCCTTGGCCGAGGAAGGCGACGTGCTTGGCCGGGCCGCGGGCGAGGCGCTCTGCCCGGAGCTATTCACCCGCGAGACTCTTGAGGAACGCCGGGCGGCCATGGCCGCATTCGCATGGGAGGGACTCTACCAGCAGAAGCCGTCCGTGCCGGAGGGCAACATCATACAGAGAGAATGGCTCCGCTACTATGACGCCCTGCCGACGGATTGCTCCACGGTGATTCAATCGTGGGACTGCGCCTTCAAGGGCGGCAAGACGTCCGATTTTGTGGTGGGGCAGATTTGGGGGCGGCGCGGCGCGGATTTCTATCTGCTCGACTCTATGCGCGGGCGGCTCGCCTTCACCGGCACGGTGGACGCGCTCCGGCGCTTGACCGCTCAATGGCCGCAAGCCACGGCAAAACTGATAGAGGAAAAAGCGAACGGTGCCGCTGTGATTGACGCGCTCCGCCGTGAAATCTCCGGCCTCATCCCAATCAACCCGAAGGACTCGAAAGAGGCGCGGCTCCATTCCGTCTCGCCGCTGTTCCATGCGGGCAATGTTTTCATACCGCGTCAAGCGACGTGGGCACGGGAATTCGAGGAAGAGCTTTGCGCGTTTCCGTTTGTCTCGCATGACGACCAGGTGGACGCTTGCACGCAAGCCTTGAATCATCTGCGCGGTTGCAATGCGGAAAAATACCAAGTAGGGTGGAGCTAATGGCCTTCCTCGAACGCATCCGTTCCGCCGCAAGCGCCCTCCGAGGCGTGCGCAAGGGCGCGTTCTCCGATGCGTTTCTCCGCGGCATGGACGTGGACAAGCTCCGCTCGACCATCACCGACCCCTACCGCCAGCACGCATGGGTCTATGCATGCCTTACGATTATCATGCGGAAAATTTCGAGCGTGCCATTCGTTTTGGCCGAGCGGAAAAAAGACAAGGAGGGGAATCAAAAAGAATTGCCGGAGACTCACCCCGCCGTCCGCCTGTTCGAGACCGTCAACCCTGAGATGGGACCGTCGGAGCTTTGGCAGGCGACCGCGCTCTACCTCACGCTCCGAGGCGAAGCGATTTGGCTTCTCGAATTCAAAGCTGGGCAAGTGGTAGAGATTTGGCCAGCCGACCCGAAAAAAGCGCAACCGATTTACGATGCGCAACGGAACGTCATAGGATGGACATTGCAGGACGGGGCGGTATCCGTCCCGTTCTCGAACGACGAGATTGTCCGCTTCCGCTACCTCAACCCGAGCGACCCGTTGCGCGGCCTCGCGCCCATCGAGGCGGCGAGGCTGGCCATCGACCAGGATTACAAGGCGGCGCGGCATAACGAGGCGCTCCTTGAGAACAGCGCCATACCGGGCGGGGTGGTGTCTATCCCCGACGCCTTGAGCATGGACGAGCTATCGCGTCTCAAGAGGCAATGGGATGAGGGACACGGCGGAACTTCGAAGCGTGGAAAAATCGGCTGGCTGATGGGCGGCATGACGTTCACGCCCGCTGGAATGGATTTGAAGGAGCTAGACTTCATAGAGGGGCGGCGGTTCAACCGCGAGGAAATCTTGGCCGTGTTCGGCGTTCCGCCCGCCGAGGTGGGCGTCCATGAATTTTCGAACTACGCGAACGCATCGGAGCAGGCAAAGAAGTTTTGGCAGAACACGCTCCTTCCAATCCTATCGCTGTTCGAGGAAACGCTTGACCCCGCCTTTTTCAAAAAACATTTTCCCGATGCCGTCGGCTATTTCGACTTGACGAACGTTGAGGCGTTGAAAGAGGATTTTCAAAAACAGGTTTTAATTGCCAAAGATTTATGGAGCATGGGCGTTCCATTCGCCGATATTAATTCTGCTTTTGATTTTCCGTTTGACGTGAGCGATAAACCTTGGTTACAAGTTGGCTATCAGCAAATCTCGCTCGTGCCGTCAGCGGAGGGAGAGGGCTGGGTATTCCCGACGGGCGAGCGGCCTGTAGAGATTCCGCCGGATACCACCGAGCCGCCTCCTCCGCCTCCGCCCCCGACGGCGTCATTCCGCCCAATGCGACAGAAAGCCTCTCCCCGCGCCCTCGGGCGGAAGCTCCGACAACTCTACAATCGGGAAACGCGAGTTACGATTCCGCGCATGGAAAAAGCCGTGGCGAAATACTTCCGCGCCGAGGGCAAGGACGTTGTGCGCGAGGTGAAGGAAAATTATGACCGCATCGCCGAGCGCAACGCCAAGGCCGTGCTTGCCACGCTCGCCGAGTGGAAAGGAATCAAAGCATCGCAGACGTGGGGAATGGAGCGGAAGCGGGCGGAGTTCAGAAAGTTCACCGCCACGCACACGAAGGACTTGACCGCGGACGTGGAACGTTACGTATTCGGCGTGGACGAGTCCACGGGCGAGTTACGGAAAATTGCCACGCCCCTCACGAAGGCCGCGCTCCAAGACGCGGGCGCCGCCGTGTCCGAACTCCTCGGTATCTCTTTCGACGAGGAGGCGCAAGGCGTGTTCGACGCGCTCGATGCACACGAGAATCTTTTGAAAAATATCCCTGAGGAAACTTTCAACGCTGTCCGAGATTCCATCGTGAATAGCATCGAGAACGGACAGACATATCAGCAAGCCGCCGACAGCATCGCCGAACTCTACGAAGGCTTCGAGGAATCGCGGGTGCTGGCCATCGCCCAAACCGAAATGGGCTTCGCCTACAACACCGCCGCCTATCAGAGCTACGACCAGAGCGGCATTGAGAAACATCGCTGGCTCACCATCGGGGATGCGAACGTTCGCCAGACGCATCTTGCAAATGAAGCTCAAGGGGCAATCGAAATAGGCACTGCATTTTCAAACGGCTCGCTCTATCCGGGTGATGGCGAGGTGGGCGAGGTGGTAAACTGCCGATGCACGACCATCCCAGAGATTGTCATAGCGGCAAGCATTCGCGCCGTGCCGACGCGAAAGATTTTACGGGTCAATGGACAGAAACAAAGAATCGTGATAGGATAAATTATGGATACCCAAATGCTTTTTAAGGCTTTCAATCCTGAGATTAAATCCATCGACGAGACGACTCGGACTATCGCCCACCTAATTTCAACGGAATCACCCGACGAGGACGGTGATGTAATTGAAACGAAGGGATGGGATTTTTCAAAGTTTGAAAAGAATCCCATTGTGCTATTCGCTCACCGCCGCGATGAGCCGCCAATAGGAAGAGCCATCCGCATTGAGGCCACCGCGCGGGGGATTGAGGCAAGCACGCAGTTTCCTCCGAAAGGAGTCAATCCAGACGCGGATATTGTTTACGAAATGAACCGTCTTGGATACCTAAAAACTTGGAGCGTCGGATTCATTCCCCATGAGTGGGAGCCAATGTCAAGTGGCAAGGGGCAGCGTTTCCGCAGGCAGACTCTTTACGAATATTCGAGCGTGCCGCTTCCGGCGAATCCAGAGGCGATGAATTTGGCAATCTCAAAAGGACTCGTGAACGCCCGCATGCTGGACATGCTTGGATGGGCGAAGGGCGCGGCTATCGCGCCCGCCCCCGCCGTGGACATCGGCGTGGAGTTTCAAAAAGGTTTACTCTCAATGGAATTCGAGGCGGCACGTCAACGCCTCCGCTCTGCCCGGCACGTCAACGGGAAGGGCAATCGAACATCGTAAAAAATCGAAAAGGAAAATCACAATGGAACTAAACGAACAAATTAAAACGGGCTTCGACGAGGTCAAAGGCATCGTGAAGCAGTCCGCCGAGGAACTTGGCGGGCGTCTTGACGCCGTCGAGAAATCCGTAACGACTCTCGGCGAGCGCGTGACGAAGCTTGAGGGCGGAGCCGCCGAGGGCGAGGGCGAGGAGCAGGCCGCCGCCGCTCGCGTCGCGGAACAGAAGGCCATCAAGGACTGGCAGAATGAATTTATCCGCCTCCACCCTATTCCTCCCTATCCCTCCGATTCTCCGGCGGCGAAGGACGGACTTGACAGCCAAGGCAAGGCCAAGCTGGTCATTTTCTCCAAAACGAATCGCCCCGCCGAAATCGAGTCGGCGCTCAGGGGGCGGGCGCTCGTGAAAATGCTCGCCCGCGAACACACGAAGGGCGACTTCTCGCGCTTCCTCAAGGCGAGCCTCGACCGGGACATGGCCACAATCAAGGCGCTCGGTGGCGTCACGGACAGCACAGGTGGCTATCTCGTCCCGACAGAACACCTCTCCGTGCTCGCCCGCATCGTGGAGGAATACGGCTGGGCGCGTCGCGGAGCGACCATCATTCCGATGGGCTCGGACACCATCAACGTCCCAAAACTCACTACCGCTCCCGTGGCCACGTGGGTAGCGGAAGCGGCCACGGCGTCGGTGGCGGACGGCGTGTTCGGGCAGGCCGTCCTCACGGCGAAGGAAATGCGCTTCAAAACTTACGTCTCGAACGCCCTCATGGAGGATGCTTCCCCGGCGGTAGACGCCATCATCCTCGAACTGTTCGGCGAGGCGTGGGCGAATCGTGAGGATTTGTCAGCCTTTAATGGCCCGGCCTCTGTCACGGACGCCGAGCCGTTCACGGGAATCATCAATGCCACTGGCATCGGTTCTCAAGCGGCGGCGGGAACCGACCTCACCTACGACGACCTCGTGAATCTTGAGTCCCTCCTTTCCGGCGGTTCGCGTGCGGGCGCGTGGTTTTACGTCTCGCGAAAGGGTTTCTCTCATTTCCGAAAACTGAAAGACAGCCAGAACCGCCCGCTCTGGACGGACAACATCCAGGACGGCTCGCTCGGCATGATGCTGGGCAAACCCGTAGCCGTGCTTGAGGCGGGCATCCCTGACAACCTCGGGGCGGGCACAGACGAAACCGTGTTCGTGCTTGGCAACCTCAAGCACCTCTACATCGGAGACCGCGCCGCGTTCTCTATCAAATCGAGCGAGCACGTTCGATTTGAGAATGACCAGACGGTTATCATGGGACGTGCGCGGGAGGCCATCACCGTTGTAAACGCGGCTGGCTTCGCCAAACTGACGGGCGTCATCGCGTAAATTTGGAGGGGGGTATTTCCCCCCTCCTGCAATCATACATTCTATTCATACAATGGCTCTTGCAACACTCGCTGCCCTCAAGGAATACCTCGAACTGACGGGGAGCGGCCACGACGCCCGATTGACGGCGCTCCTCGCCCGTTCGGATACGTTTGTTAAATCGTTCACGAAGCGGGCGCTCGAAGTTCCAGCGAACGACGTCACGGAATATTACGATGGGAATTTTACAGACACGATATTCCTTCGGGAGTTCCCCATCGTGTCCGTGACGAGCGTCCATGACGACACGGCACGGGTGTTCGGCGCGGACACGCTCATCGCGGCGGCGGATTATGTCATCGTGAACGACCCCGGATACATCCGCTATCTCTACGGCCTGCGCTTCGCCAAGGGCGCACAGAACGTCAAGGTGATTTACAAGGGCGGATATTCTACCATCCCGAAAGACTTGGAAATGGCTTCGATTTACGCGGCGGCGTTCTGGTTTGAGGAGCGAAAGAACATCGCCCGCGGCTCTGTCAACATCCGAGACGGCGGAACGACGGGGCATCTGCACGATGTTCCGCCGAGCGTCAAGGAAATGCTCGCGCCCTACGTTCGCAAGGAGGTTGGGTAACGTGCCGTTCATAACTGTGGAACTGATTCAAGGCCGTGAGGCGATAGAGCGCATGCGGAAGGCGGGCGGGAGCCTTCCCGCGCTAATCCACAAGGCGATACGGCAAGCCGGGGAACTTGTGCGCGGGTCGGCAATCACGAACATCCAGCCGAGGGGCGCGGGACCGTCGCTTGAGGGAGGCTCGTTTGGAACGGGGCCTAAAACGCTGCGCTCCCGCACGGGGCGTCTGCGAAAGAGTATCACCATGCGGTCAACGGGCGGGGGCTTTGAGACCGTGGCGGAAGTGGGTCCCGGGCCGCTGTCTTACGCGGCTATCCATGAGTTCGGCGGAACGACGCCGCCGCATGTCATCGTGCCCGCAACGCGTCGCGCAAAAGGCAAGGCGGGGCGAGGCGGATGGCATGGGACTGGAAAGCAAATGGTAACCGGTAAAGTTCTCGCATTCCAAGTCGGTGGTAGAATGGTCTTTGCCCGCCGCGTGAATCACCCTGGCTCCCGCATACCGTCGCGCCCCTACATGCGCCCCGCGTTGACGGACAACATCGAAAAAATCCGCCTGCTCTTTCAGCGGGCAATCATGCCCGCGCTCAAGGGCGAAGGAAAAACAGCATGAGCCGCCGTCAAGAGCTTCTCGACGCCGTGAAAGTTGAAGTGGACAAAATCGCCTCCTCGACCGTGCTCCAGTTCCCCGTTTCGCTGGACGCCGCACGCGACCGCTACACGCTCCCGCTGTTCATGGTGCTAACTGCGGAGGAGGACAAGGAAACGGCGGCAACGGCTGGCACGTCGAACAAACAATCCACGCTCGAACTATTCGTCATGGTTTACGTCGCGCACGAGACCGACCCGCTCACGGCGGTCAACACGCAACTTGAGAACATCGAAAAAGAAATTGAGGACGATGTGAAACTTGGCAAGACGTATCCGGTATTTGCCCGCGTCGTGCGAGTCCAAATGGACACGCTGTCCGATGAGGTGGACGAGTCGGGCGGCATGCACTACGGCATCGGGACGGCGGTCGTGAGAATTACTTACAGACACGAAAGAGGCGAACCATGACAAAAAAGAAAAAGCTTTTTTACGTCGGCATAAATCCAATCGAGATACCCGCGCTCAATGGGACGTTCTCCCGTGGCGATGCGGTGGAGGGCGCGGCTGAATTACTCGAAGAGCTTCAGCGCCGCTCGCCGCTCGATTGGGCGGATAAGCCGTTCAAAGAATCGTTCCGCGACTCCATCGTGGAAAAGGAGAAGCCATGAAATTTGGAAAACGAAAATCGAAGCCGCTTGCGGTAACAGGAATCGAGGCCGCTCCGAAACCCGCGCCGCCCTTACCAGAGGGAGAAATGGAATACGTCTGCGCTAAGACGTTCTCGGCGCACAAGGATTTTAAGCCGGGCGATATTGTCCGGTGCACACCAGAACAATTCGTAAAATGGACGTATCACGGATACGTCCGGGAGAAATGACATGCCCGAAGCACAGGCGTTTGGTCATAATTCCTATTTCGGACTCGG